TGAGAGCAGTATGCTGGTATTGGCAGCGCATGCTCCGCCTCTGCGACTGGACCATCGAGATTCGTTACGGGACATACGACGAGATGAGGGACGGTAATGCAGGAGCAATGCTCCACTACATGGAGGAGCATCGCCACGCTAAGCTGTATGTGTTGCGCCCTCCTCAGCCCAAAGCTGACACTCTCTGTGCGTACGATGTAGAGCGAGATATCGTGCATGAACTCTGCCATATCCCGCTCCTGCCGTTCGATGGAAAACAGCGCAAGAAGCGACTCTACATCAACGTAGAGGTGGCGGTGAACGCGTACGCAGATGCGCTGCTGCTCGCTGACAGGGGGTACTACTAATGGAGTCAGCATTCGCACTCTGTAAGGTCCCGGACTGTACCAGGGCGGTGCATGCTAGGGGTTATTGCCGGGTGCATTACGACCGCTGGCACACTCTGTTCAGTGGCATCAGGACGCGCCGCTATACCTCCAAGCATACCACTGCATGCTCTCTTCCAGGATGCGGCCGACCGTATTACGCACTGGACCTATGCGAGAGATGTTACAACCGAAAGAGGCTGAAAAAGCCTCGCACATGGACCAAAGGTGGCCGGGGTCAGTACAGATCTCCTTTGACTACTACCCAGACGGGTACGGGGGAGAATTAGCTTGGGGTGAGCCAGTCCTCTACTACTGCGTGTCCTGTGAGGTAGAGACGGTACCGCCCGATGGCCCTAGCTACTGCGAGAGGTGCTTGCATAACCCGGCACAGTGCCGGAGACATAGGAGGAAAGCCGGGCAGAGAGGCTCTGGCTCGGATGATACTCGGTAGACTGACACCGCTGCAGGTCGTAGCGATGGCTCCGCATCTCTCCCAGGGTGCGGGCCGCGCACCTATGTTGCCACCTCATAGGTGTGATCTCCAGACTGTGGACATGGTGGCTGAGAGGGGTATGCAGGATGCCGGAACTTGCGGAGATCGTGACAGAGCTCCTGGACGGAACGCAGAGATCTATCTCTCAGAGTGAGAGGGAGCACCTGCTGTCACACGTCAGGGCCGTGGTCGAGCTCGCCGGGGAGCAACCAGGCACGGAGGATATCCTCCGACTGCTGGAACAGGGGTGGCTGCCCGATTACTTCGTGACCAACGGGTTTACCCTGGTCGCGCAGTTGGTAATGCAGACTGCCCGGGAAAGGCGCATTTCGGGTAGCGGCGGGATCACCTGGGGTCCGCTGCGTCTCGACGCGACACTGCAAACCAGCCTGATGCAGTCCACCCAGACCAATCTGCAGGTGGAGCTGACCTGTGTCAGGCAAAGCCGGTCGAGGGGGTTGGCCTACATCGTGAGCGAGCTGGCCCCTCCGAGGGCCGAGACTGGAGAATTGCCGGACGCGAATCCGCCTCCGAGGTAGATGCTCACAACTCGGAGGCGGTAGTGGACGACTCCTCGCCAGGATGCCGACCACTTTCTGCCCAGGATCCTATGCGGTATGCATCGAACACGCTATCCTTAGGGTCCTGGGCTTTTTCTCCCAGGATGGGGCGGAGCCGGGCAAATGAACCTCCCACCTACTACTAAACTCACTCCCACGGGACGTGAGGAGAAGCGCATACCCCTGCACGAGTTTACGGATGCACTCATCTCCCAGGTCGTAGAGGGTATCCGCAGATTCGAAGAGAACTCTGGAGGAGAGTGGAGGGTCTCCTCCTTTACCGTTACACCTCGCGTCGGACTCAAGTACGAGGTCTTCGAGGCTAAGCCTGCACAATCTCCCAAGTACAACGTCACGCTGCTTAACGCTGATCTGGATGAACCTGACAGACTCCTGACGGAGATTCCCATCCCGGTGCAGCGATTCATTTCCCCGGCGGAGAAGGTCGAGGATTCGCGCTAGTCGCCCGCAGGCCCACTTGCCCGCGAGAGCTAGGACAACGGCCTAGATTCGCCTGAAACACGCCCTATGGCCCGTTCTGGAAGCACCACCGACTACGGTTTTCGCGCAGGCAGAGGCCGCGACCGAAACCGAGACCCTAACTCGCCGCCGCTCCTGGGTGCCAAAGGCATACCTCTGCGGGACAAGGTACTCCTGCACGCAGCCTCTATTCTGCAAGAGGCGGTCGAGCAGGATGCTCCCAAGTACAGTACCGGGTATGAGGATTACCAGGATCGGCCGGTAGCCTTTATCCGCGAGGTTCTTAGTACTAGGCTTACTCCTGACGCGGAGCGTATGGTCGAGAGCGTTTGGGAGAACCCTGTTACGATCGCCAAGGCAGGCAACAGTGTAGGAAAGACTCATGCAGCAGCACACGTGGCCGCCACATTCTACAAGATGTGGGCGGACAGCAAGGTGTACACTGCCGCTGCTCCCCCTGAGAGTAACCTGAAGCTGCTGGTCTGGGGTGAGCTCGGAGCGATCCTGGAGAACCACTCCGAGGTGTTCGCTACTGATGTTACTAGCCTTCCAGGCATGCGCATCAGGCGTTCCTCCCAGAGTTTTGTGGTGGGCCTGGCGATCCCCCAGAGTATGGACCCTGATCAGAGAAAGGCCCGTTTCTCTGGGAAGCACGCTCCGCATATGCTCTTCATCGTGGATGAGGGCGATGCGGTGCCTGCCGAGATCTACGAGGCGATTGAATCCTGTATGTCAGGAGGCTTCGCCCGCTTGCTCATTATGTTCAATCCCAGGCAGCAGACTGGCCCGGTTTACCTGATGGAGAAGAACAAGCGAGCAAACGTGGTGCCACTGTCAGCCTTCACACACCCGAATGTGGTAACGGGCAAGGATATCATCCCAGGAGCCGTGACCCAGGCAGTCACAGTCCGCCGGATGAATGAGTGGAGCCGTCCACTGGTTCCAGGTGAAACCGCGGATGCGGAGTGCTACAAGGTCCCCGATCACCTGGTAGGTAAGGTTACACAGGGATTTGACGGAAACTGGTATGACCCCCTCCCTGCGGGTTGGCGCAAGGTCACCGAGTCCTGCTTCTACTACATGGTCCTAGGGGAGTACCCCGCCATCGGCGAGGACCAGCTTATCTCCGCAGCCTGGATCGACCGCGCCACAAGCAACTGGCAGCTTTATGTTGCCCGCTACGGCGAGACTCCTCCCCAGAGTGTGCGCCCGGTTCTTTCACTAGACGTGGCTGAACTGGGTACGGACTCCAACGTCCTCACACTGCGCTACGGCTCGTGGGTGGCGAGGCAGCAACTCTGGGGAGGAGTGGACGTGCTAGTGTCCGGAGACAAGGCAATACGTGTTTACCAAAACCGCAGCTGCTGTGAAGCCTTCATTGATGCAACGGGTGTCGGCGCAGGCGTTCCGCCGCATATGAACAGGAACCACTGCGTCGCACACCGAATTATGGTGGGAAGCGCGCCAGATCCCGACGAAATCTCGCCCGAGATCGCGGAAATCGGAAGGTTTGCAACCGTACGCGATCTCGGATGGTGGCTTCTGAGGGAGTGGCTAAGGAAAGACCAGAATGCAGCGATCCCACCAGACGATCTGCTGCGCGACGAGTTGCTGACACCGCAGTACGAGAAACGACCCAATGGCGACATAAAGATCAGCCCGACCACGTTCTTCAAGGAGAAGCTCGGTCGCTCACCCGACCGGGCTAGCTCCCTGATGCTCTCATTCTGCCCTCGACCTACTTACGGATCGGGAGGCATCGAGGTGCAGCAGTACATCGGCCACGGCGGAGTCGGAACCACAGTGCCGGGCTTTACCTCCAGAAAGTGGCGGGAAGCTCAAGATCGTCGCGAGCGCCGTAGTCGCAGGCGTGATAGAGTGGGGTCCTAGTGCCCGGCAAGAATGTCAAAAACTGGAAACAGTATCACAAGCTGCGCAGCAAGGGGTTCTCTAAGAAGTCTGCTGCCAAGATTACCAACGCCTCCTCTAAAGGGAGGCGCAGGCGCAAGTAGGACTAGACCATGCCTATCCGAATCGATCGTCTTGACATAGACCAGACCCCGGATGGCATCACCCTGCTCAGCGGCGAGCTGATCATCACCGAAGAGTGGCTTGACGAGAAGCTACCTCTGCTGCACAAGCTCTTTCCCCAAAGCACCTCCATCAAGCGCATTCGCTTTGCAAGCCCTGTAGGTCTGCGGCCTACCATCGACCTACCGGTTCTAGGTCAGACCGACGTGGAACTCGACATCACACTTGATGGCGGCTGACTGAAGATCAGGGTCGACAAGGTCGGGCACATTCCGAGATTCTTGTTCAAGATGCACAAGGCTGTGCGAGACATCGAGGCTCTGCCTCGCGTACTGAAGGAGAGGTACCCCAACATACTCTTCAGACAACTGGCTTTACTTCCAGAGCGCGTGCCGTTTTCTGTCATGATTCTCCCAGGAGTTGGGCATCCTCATTAGCATTCCCACCCTCAGTGACATGCCTCTCTTCCTCACGCCGGACATAGGGATACATAGGTATCTGGAGCGGGACCGATCCGATCACACGGACGAAACCGAGTCGGTTTCCAGTTACAGGGACTACGTGTCCGGCAAGATACTCCCGCAGATTTCTGAGGAGGAGAAGGAGATACTCCAGCGGGTACTGCAAAGAAAGTTTAGCGATAACATCTGCAAGCAAATCGTAGCTGAGGCTGAAAGCAGGATTACGTTTCGCGCCTGGACTTGTGAGAACAAGCAGGTAGCCGACTTCCTGAACCAGCTATACACCACTGCTCGCATCGAGGATCGCCAGGGGGAAACTCATTTTGATAGCTTACGAGACGGCAATCACGCGGTCGCGGTAGCGTGGGACAATGTGCGCAAGCGCGTCCGCCTCTACCGTGAACCCTGGTGGGATGGCACTTCGGGCGTTTTCATTGGGTACGACGACAACGATGACGTCCTCTATGCGGTTAAGGAGTGGCGGTTAGGGGAGTATGGGGAGACAATCAGGCGCAATATCTGGTTTGATGACAGGCTAGAAAGGTGGATCTCTGCTAACGAGGGCAAGGACTGGGAGCCTCATAGGCTACCGATGCCTGGCGCTACCGCAGCAGTCCCTGAGGAGACGGTCTTTGAGCCTTGGCCGCTGAAGAGAGTTAAGAAGGACGGTAGCCCGCTCCACATACCGATCATACACTTCCCGAACAGCGGAGAGGGGTGGGCCAACTACGGCACCTCTGAGTTAGCGTCTGGTATACTCGGGTTCCAGGATCAGCTCAATGACCTCCAGCTAGCACTGGTAGTGGCTATCAAGATGACCGCCTTCCAGATGGTGTGGGGGACCGGGATAAGCCGGATCGATCCCACCACCGGTGAAAAGGTAGACATTACCGTAGGTCCAGGACAGTTTATATCTAGCCCCAACCCTGATGCCCGCTTCGGAGCCATAGGGTCCGGCGATATTAGCCAGATGCTACTGGGATATGACAAGAAGCTCAGCAGAGCGGCGCAGGTGTCGAGGACGCCAATCTATGCTATCACGGGAGGGCAGTGGCCGTCTGGCGAAGCTTTGCTTCAGGCTAACCAGCCGGCAATCGGGAAGGCTACCAGGCAGATCAAGAAGTACACGACCTGCTGGGTGCAAGTCGCCCACCGTGCGGTAGAGTTGCAGAATGCATATGGTACAGGCGCTCCCTCTGCGCTAGCAGAAGACACGGATGAAGCACTCATCCACGCGGACTTCTCTCCTCCAGAGAGGCGAGACCTCAGCAGTCGAGCAGCGATAGCCAAGATGGTAGAGGGGATCGTCTCTCGCGCCGAGCAGCTGAGGATTCTTGGATACTCCCAGGACGAGATCGACCGCATACTGGAGGAGAAGGAAACCGAAGACGAGGCCGACGCTCAAAGGTCCTTTGAGGCGTTCTCCAGGGGCACTGGACCGGGCACGGAGCTTCCCGGTAGAGGTGCCGGCAGCACTGGAGATGGAGGCCGCGAGCCGGCTAGTAATGACGAAGAAGGGGAAGGTTGATCTCTCCCAGAGTGAGGGCCGGGCAAATGGCGAGCGCTGAGATCAGGGTACCACAAAATGTAAAGAGTCAGGCGTTGGAGCTCGTGGTCTTGAGATGCGGGTGTGGGAACCCGGACGGACACAGAGGTCGTCCCTGTCCCAGACCCGCTTCGCGGGAGAACCTGCAAACCGTATCGTACTACCACAGGAACTGGCTCCTGCGGACTGTGAGGATTATTTCCATCCGCATCCGCGATTGGATGCGTAACCGCGGATGGGTACAGGTTCCTATAGAGTACGATCCGGCCCCCTGGGACTCGGACCCCGAGCTCGAGGAAAGGATCTACAACGCTCTGCGAGATCGTTGGGCGGAAGAGAAGCAGAAGGTGGAGCACCTTCCGGAGGACCAGGTGCGAGCCTATCTGGAGGACTGGCTGAAGAGGCAGCCGGAGGTAAAACATGGAGGGGCAGATTAAGGGGGACAGGGTCGCCTGGGATCCGATTGTGGCATCCGCTATGGCTCCTGGGAGCGCGATCCTGAAGAGTGCGGTCAGGGAAGGCGTTCCTGTTGGCACAGTGCTCGAGGTCTTCGACAACGGGGATGTGCGCGTCAAGTTCGACAACCCTGAGCCCGAGAGGATCGCTGCAGCGGCGGATACGGACCCGGACGACGGAGTCTGCATCCTGACGGCGCAGGAGATTCTCACGATCGACGAGACGACCAGGCCGACGGTTCTCGCACCCGAGACCGACGACCCCGACCGAGCTCTCTGGCTCGAGAGTGTCGCCGACAACCTGCGGAACCTGAACGCCGAAGAGCGCGAGAAGGTCCTGCGGATGTCGAGGGAGGAGGGGTAGGATGCCTTTCGGTGTAGCAACCGTCGTCACGAACGGTGGAAAGCGTACCCTCGCTGACCGCCTGATGAATACGCCCACCCGGAATGCCCCGAGGTTTGTGGGCATTGGTGTGGGGGCAACGGGTGCAGCCAGGACAGCGGCTGCGGGTGACACCGCACTGTCTACCGAGGTCGAGTCCAGGGCTACTGGCACAGAATCCAATGTCACGACCAGCCAGACTGGTGATACGTACCAGAACGTAGGTACCGTGACTGCATCGGCGTCGCGTGCCGTGGATGAGGCCGGACTCTTCGACGCGAGCTCAGCAGGCAATATGGCCGCGTCGGCCACCTTCAACGTTGTGAACCTGGCGAACGGAGATAGCGTCCAGCTGACCTGGAAGATCCAGATGACCTAGGCGCAGTCTTATGGCCAATACCGGGAATATCTTCCCTGGTACAGGGGAGAACAACGCAGGGATCGGGGCCACTGCTTGGTCCACCCCTACCAACGTCACCTCCGACGACGGGGCAGACGCCACCTGCAATGCAGCTGCAAGCAGCCAATACCTGGTAGCTCGCAACTTTGACTTCTCCTCTATCCCAAGCGGGTCGACGATAAACGGAGTCCTGGTAAGGGTTGAGGCGAGTGAGCATAGTCCTGGTACTGAGAACCTACTTGCCCAGTTACAGGATGCTGCGGGTACACTCGTAGGTAACAGCAAGAGTACTTCCAATGAGGGGGCCATCTCAGGTACCACAAAGCTAGTCTACACCTACGGAAGCGTCTCGGATATCTGGGGAGCCAATCCGAATGCGGCGATGGTTAAGGACCCAGACTTTGGTGTGAGACTCTGGTTTACTACCGCACACGACGTGAGAGTTGACTTCGTAACGATGCAGATTGAGTATACAGCACCGGCTACCGGTAATCCGGCAAGCAAGAGACAGGGTGCGGTGGAAGCCTGTGCTCGCATTCAGAGTGAAGGTGTGAAGGCCTGGTAAGATGGCAAACTCGATCACACACGCAGGTCTCCCATACCCGATCAAGGGAGCACGCTACACCATTGAGGTGCCGTACGTCGATGGCACCGGTACGCCGACTGATCCCACTACGCCGGACACGGAGAGGAGTGTTGACGGTGCTGCCTTCGCTGACTGCACGGAGGAAGTCACGACCATTTCAGGTAGTAACGGGTTTGGATATATAACCCTGACCGGGGATGAGCTGGACTGCTCTCTATTGGTCTTGGCTGCAAAGGCTGCCTCCGGGCCGAAATCCACCCTCATGAGTCTGCGCCCGCGCAACCTTCCCACACTTATGTCGGGTACAGCGGCAGCAGGTGCAGCGGGATCTATCACGTTGCAGTCCGGCGCAGCAAACCGACCCGAGTGTGACGATATCCTGATCGGGTGCTACGTTAGGACGACCGGTGGGACTGGTGGTGGGGGAGGCTCCGGGAAAGCGAATAACCAGGTTCGACAGATCACGGACTACGTGGCTTCCACAGGAGTGGCGAGCGTCTCGCCTAACTGGGAGACGAACCCAGATAACACCACCACCTACGAGATTCTCGTCCCAGAGGGCCACCCGGCGCTGATAATGCTGCTCCCTCTAGCTGAAGCAGTCCAGGGGGCGCCACCTGCAATACCCAAGTGGCACGAGTGGCTTCGCTGGCTGTGGGCGGCCTGGCGTAATCAGGGCACTGTTTCTAGCACGGAGCAGAAGATTCGGAACGACTCGGGTACTGTGCTTGCAAAGCGTAGCCTTTCGGACGCGAGTGGGACATTCACTGGCGACGAGTGGGTGAGTGGGCCCTAAGGAGACCCCGTGGCAACTTATCTTGAGCTATACGCTCTGAGGAACAACCAGCAGCTTCTCGAGAAGGTCTCGGTGGCCATCGTCAAGGCCTGCCAGACCATCCGAGGAGAGGCGGCCAGCGTTACTAACCACGCCAACCGGCTGAAGTGGGCCAAGGAGGCACTTGCCGATCCAGCGGGGATGGCACAGAGAATGATCTGGGTCCTGCTGGCAGCTAACTCCGCGTTGACGACGACTCAAATTCAGAACGCGACCGACGCGGGGATCCAGAACGAGGTGGACGCGACGGTCGATCTGATGGCACAGGGGTAACGGGATGGCAAACAAGCTCCTCGTCCAGGAGATGGACGGCACCCCCAAGCAGATCGTCTTTGCTGATCACGGGGGAGACTTTGGTCCAACCGCCGCCAACGATCTCCGAAAAACGACGGACGGATCCCAGGAGTTAGACGTTGAACTGGACCTGGCATCCGTGGCCAACAACGCTGCCCGCCAGAGTTCGAAGTGCGACCTGGGAGAGAACCGGGCAGCGGAGTACGCAGTGCGGGCGGCTCTGGAATTCGCTGCCACCCCGACTGCTGGAAACGTGGTGGAGCTTTATTGGGCACCGAGTCACAGCGCGACCGCAGGGACTGGAAATCCCGGTGGGATATCCGGCGCTGACTCGGCCTATGCGGGCTACTCCTCCAACTTAGATGCCAGCATCAAGCAGCTGATCTACATCGGCTCGTTCGTTTGCACGGCACAGGCGACTCCTACTGTACAGATCGCAGAGGTCGGCATTCTGGCGCCCACCGAGCGATACGGCTCGCTGGTGGTTTACGGTAAGGCAGGTTCTGCATTCCACTCTGACGACGTGGAATGTAACATTGTCTTCGACCCCCTCATCCCGGAGTTGCAGTAGATGCCCGAGCGACGGGCAAAACCGCCCCGTTTCGCGCTCCAGTACCGTCATCCGCTAGCCACCGGGCTGGTAGAGGCTTGGCTTTGCACGGAGCGAGGAGGATCCCTGGCACGAGGGTCGCGTCGCGGCTACAATGCAACCCTTGGCGGCGGCTTGGGATGGACCATTGGACGGTTGGGTACGGCACTTGATGGTGGGACAGGCAAGTATGCCCAGGTAGCCCGCAACTCCAATCTGGAGCCGACCAAATTCACGATTGTCTGCATCGCTGACACGAGCAATGCAGATGCGGTCTACCGCCGTTTAGTCGTCAAGCAGTTTGATAACGGGGGAACTCAGAGGGCAAGCTACTCTCTTAACCTGACAGACAGCCATCAGATCGAAATCAGAATGCAGGAGTTAGGAGGTAGCACCGATACAGCCACCAGCAGTACGACCAACTGGAACGATGGAGTCCCTCACGTATTCGCTGGAACCTTCGACGGGACTACCCTCCGTGTTTACGTGGATGGGAAGCTTCAGGCGAGCAGTACGGCCCTTTTCAGTGTACCGAACTACACAGGAGCTACAGACCTCTACATCGGTGCATTTAACAACTCCGCCCTCCAGCCGTGGCCGGGGCGGATCTACATGGTGGGTCTGTGGAGTCGGGTGTGGACTCCTCAAGAACACGCCATGTTCGTACAGCGTCCCTGGGATCTTTGGATACCTAAACGGTACTTTTTCCCGGGCAGCATCAATACGGACAACAAGCGGCGCTCTGTAATGGGTTTCGGGGGAACCACGTTTTTCCCGCCGGTCTATCCTGTTCCAGACACTACCATCCAGGGCGCAGATCGCCGCCACGCCTACGGCCTTTATCGAGGGCCGGAACTCGGAGCAGAATATACTCAACTGCTCACATCTACGCAAGCTCAGACAGTATCCTTAAAGCGGGATTCCCAGCGCAGCCTTTCTGTCGCTCAAACCTCCAGCCCTGCGCTACAACGACTCTCCTCCAGAATTTTCGGAGCCGTGCAGTCTAAGGCGGCTACAGTCGTGAAACTCCCTGGCTTGAACCTTAGCAGCGCTCAGGGGCAAGCATCTAATATACTCCTGAGCGCCCAGATCCTCCTGACTACAGCTCAGGTTGAAGCATGCACCCTTCTCCGAGGTGTGCTCCGACAGATGCTTGTTACCCAAGGGTCAACCGCTACGCTACAGGCGATTAAAGTAGCCCTAGTTCAGTTATCAGCGGTACAGGCGCAGGTGGCGAGTCTGCTTCGAGAAGCTCGTCGCAATCTGGAAGCAAGCGAGGGTACCGGCGCGTTGTTGGAAAGGAGTATGCTCTGGTCGAGGAATCTCTCCCAGAATGCTGCCGCCACCGTCTCGCGCCATATTACCCTTAAGCTGGATGCCAGCATCACACAAGCGGTGCTGTTCCTTAAGGTTAGGGACCGGCTTCTGTCGGTAGGACAGAGCAGTGATGCCGACATCGCCCTGAGGAAGCTTGCCTCTCTGGTCATAGCACAAGCGCAGACCATCACGCTAATGAAGCAGGCCAACGAGAGCCTTCTTGCGGGGCAGTCGTCTGTCGCCACCCTTGCCAGGATCCTAGCAGCGCAGCGCATCCTAGAAACCACGCAGGGCGAGTCCGCTGCTTTGGCGAAGGTTTTGGGGCGGATCCTCGCGGCGCAGGAAGGCTCTTCTAGCGCTCTTACGCGGCAATCTAACCGCGTCCTCGCGGTTGCGCAGGCGACCCTTGCCTTGTTGCTCAGATTCGTTCTGCCAGTCAGTGGGCTGCCGAACTTGACGGCCAGGTTCCGCACCGTGATGGCAATACTGGCTAAACCGTTTGCGGCCATGGGTCTAGTTCCAAAGCCAAAGGCCGAGGTGTCTGAGTCTAACGAGTAATCTACCAACGTGTGGGAGCAGCTCTAGTGGGATACGAAGTGTTCGGTCAGAGCGTCTTCTACGGCGACGACCTCGTGCTGCGGTTTACAACTTACGAGGCTGCCGCCGTAGTCCGTACAGTGGGAGGACCAGGTGGTGGAAGCTTCACCCTGGCATACAAGAACAGGATTACTGGGGCCATAGCGTACAACGCTGCTGCCTCAGCGATTCAAGCTGCACTTGAGTCGCTCCCGACTATACGACAGGGGTCGGTAGTGGTAGCTGGTGGCCCGCTTCCGACTGAAGCCTATATTACCTTCGCTCGCGACCTCCTTGGGGAGGACCCCGCCACGATCCAGGTTTACTCTCAGGGGCTGACCGGCGGTGTCAGCCCTGAAGTAGAAATCCTGCCGAAGGTGGCAAATCTCTCCGGATGGCAGGCTCTCAGGTGGACTGCCAAGCTTGATACCCGCGACGCAGACTCCAGTGCAGTCTTCGACCTGACAGAGGCAACCGGAGTGAGCCGACCTGACGCCCCCAACGGACAGGCGCAGGTCCAAATCGATGCCGCAGACTGGCCTGCTGGCCTGGATACAGGCGGAGCGTTCCATCTATTCACTACCCTCAAGGCAAAGGATAACAACGGCAAGACTCATACCCTGTCGTCCTTAATCCTGCAGGTTCTTCCCAGAACGTCTCGGGCCAGCCTCTAATGAGCCTACTCAGTGAGGTAGTATCAAACCAGCAGGTGCTGCACGCTGCGCTGGGTCCGCTTGAAGACGAGATCGCTTCGTTCTACGCACGAGGGTATGGGTTCATCGCCGAGCAGTTCATTCAGCTTGTGCAGCAGGGCCTTGTTCGTGCCCTGTCTAGGTCGCAGCTGCACCAGCTTGTCTCGACCTCGGGCCTACTGGCCCGTGTGGACTCGCACTTCACATCACTTGCGGGTCAGGCGGATGCCCGTATAACCCAGGCTCAACGCACGTTGGTCCAGGCCGCCCAAGATAAGGTAGCCTCTCTCGCACGGGAACAACTGGGCGAACTCCCATCGCCGTTTCGGCAGGTGCCTCCGAGCGTAATTGCGGAATTGGTCGGGCGTTCTGGGGATGGGAAGCCCCTCGGAAATCTACTGCGAGGTCTCGCGCCAGAGGGCGTCGAGGCTGCCCGCCAGACTCTGGTAAACTCTGTTCTCGAGGGGCGGAATCCGAAGGACGCAGCACGGGATCTCTCCCAGAATTTGGGCGTCCCGCTCACGCGAGCGAGAACTATAGCCAGGACAGAGGTAGTAGGATCTTTCAGGGCATCAGCCTTGGAATCAATGCGGCAGAATGCCGACGTCGTTAAGGGCTGGCGCTGGACTGCTCGTAAGTCTGCACGCACCTGCGTGATGTGCCTGATGATGGATGGTCGCCTATTCCCCCTGGATGAGGAATTTGGCAGCCACCCCAACTGTACGTGCACGGCGGTTCCCGTCACCAAAACGTGGGACGAAATGGGGCACCCCGAGATCCCGGAGCGCCGCAAAGCGTCCGAGCTCCAAAACGGGGAAGAATGGCTGCGAGCACAGTCTACCAAGACACAGAAGCGAGTCCTCGGTCTACGTCGTTATGAGCAGTGGAAATCCGGGGACCTCCAGCTCGAAGAGCTGGTCGGATACAGGGAGGATCCCGAGTGGGGTCCGACGAGGTGGGTGCGCTCTGGGAAGCAGATCCGAGAAGGACGCGGAGTCCCACCTCCACGTACACTTCCTCCCAGAGAGTCGGCGGCGGATCTTCTGGCCCATGCTCAGGCTGCAATAGAGGCTAAAGTCAAGGATATAGATCCCGCTTTGATGGCCCAAAAAGGCTATATCCCTCCGGGCACCGGGCCGAAGGGGCGCGCACTCCTGCGCGCCATCGATGAGGACAAGACGCAGGTCTTGTTTACTCCGCCAGGCAAGGAAATTGGTAAGCTCAAGGGCTATCAGATAGTTAGGAGGGATAAACACAACGATCCCATCTTCGAGGACTTGGACGAAGAGACTGTAACCGTCTACCTACGTAAAGGCTACGTAGAGCTGGTGCCGGTAGCAGATACCGGACGTATGCGAATCGTTAGGAAGGGATCGGAGCTTCCTCCCCTTCCACCTCCTCCCAAGCCTGATCTCCCTGACATTGCCAAGCCAGGGTTTATTCCGAAGGGTACCGGCCCAAAGGGGAGACAGCTGCTCAAAGATATAGACGACCCTGCCCTAGTTATTAAGTACAACCCCAATACCCCGAAGCCTGAGTTCAGGTATCGAGTGCACAAGGGTCACGTCTCGTCGACGTACGATGCTGACACAATCAACGTTTACCTCAAAAAGGGGTATGTGGAGCTAGTTCCGCAGGCTGACGGGACCTTCATTCTGCAGCGGAGGGGTTCTTCACCTCTGCCTCCTGGTCCCGTTCTACCCCCTCCGCCCACTCCTGCCAGGGAACCCAAGGCGAAAAGGAGAGCACAAAAGACAGAGGCTCCTCCACCTCCTTCGATTACGGCAGGAGCTCCCGAGACCATCACTATTTCAGGGGACGAAGACCATCTCCTCTTCTTTGATAGTAGTAGCTCGGAGTACTACGCATATAGACATGGCTATGTCTACCGGCTTAAGGAGTCCACCTTCGGGAAAATATCCTCCAGAGTGGTGGACCGGTACAATGCCGAGGTACCTCAGGTTAACCCTGGGAACTCAATTATCCTTATACGGGCAAATAGGGTGCCCCAGGTAGATATGGAGGTGGTCAGGGCCAGGGCACACGAAATCTGGAGTGATACAGCCCTTGAAGTCGAGGAAAGGCGAGAGAAGATCAGGCAGGAAATACTCTACGTAAGGGAGCGGACAGGTAGGGAAATAGAACAAGCTCTAGTAGAGACTGGGGAGCCTGGTACTCACAGTATAGGGATGAGAGAGTACAGAGAAGAAACCTCCAAATCTGGATACGAAGCCGCGTCTAAGATGACGAACCAGTTTAAGGGGAGAATCAGGCATTTCTCTCATGGTCCGACTAAAAGGGCTTACGCATTGGGTACAGACATTCACATGTCCGTAGTCAGTCCCTCCAGGGTCTACGTTCACGAAATCGGACACGTGATCGAGAGGCAAAGCGATGTGAGGCAGAGAGCTAAAATGTTCATGGGGAGACGCACCCGTGGGGAGTCCCCCAAGAAGCTTAGCAAGATAACCGGAAACCGGAACTATAGGGACACGGAGGTTGCGAAACCTGATGCCTTCATTGAGCCATATATGGGTAAAGTATACGACCACGGCTCCACCGAAATTCACTCAATGGGAATGGAGTACATCTGGGCTACTCCGGAGATCATGCTACAGAAAGACCCGGATATGTTTGACTTCATCTACAAGTCCTTGAGGGGGATACCTGACATTGATACGGATAGAGGTTGGTAGGACGAGAGCAACGTTTGACGGCGTCCGAATTCGATGCCCGGACGGAAGGCTTCGGGCTAAGCTTCAGGACGCGGTAGATTCAGCCCGAGACGCGGTCACAGGGGCTGACCCGTACCCTGCGCTGACGCTTGCCGAGGCTGCCGCTAAGGCGGTTGGAGGCCGGGTGCTTGAGCCGGTCCCGGATCTTCGGCAGGCGTTCGATCCGAATGTCGACTATTAGCACGAGAAGGTGTTCAGACGGCGATTCTGCAATCTCTTTCTTTGAAGCCAACGGCGAAGGGAGACAGAAAACACGATGCTACGGCTCAATCGCTGGCTGCTGCAGCAATATCTCGCACCTAACACAGATGGTGCGGGAGACGGGGGAGGCTCCGGCTCTGGGGGCAACTCTGGAGGAAATTCCGGCGGCGGCGGTCAGGGTGGAGACCCGGATCCCTCAAAGACCGGGGGAGGGAACCCGCCTCCTCAGGATAAGGGCGGGGAACAGGGTAGCGAGAGGAAGTTTACTCAGAAGGACCTGGACGAACTCGCAGCCCGGGTGAGATCGGAGGAGAAGCGCAAGCAGGACAAGGCCATCCAGGACGCCAAGGATGCGGAGGCCGAGAAGCAGAGGGTCGAGCAGGGCAAATTCAAGGAGCTCTACGAGACCGAGAAGCAGAAGGCTGCTGATCTTCAGGCGAGGGCAGACCTGGCGGACAAGTACGCGAAGCGCATTAACGAGATCATCACCTCCGAGGTTAAGGGCTGGCCGAACGAGGTCAAGGAAACCGACCCTGGTGAGGAGCAGCTGGAAGCCCGTATGACGTGGGTCGAGAAGAACCGCAATCTCGCAAAGCGTCTTCTGGCCCTGGACTCAGCTCCTGACGGGGAACACGGTGACAAGGGCGGGAACGGTAAGACCCCTGACCCGGTTAAGGCATACTTCGGTAGGACATACGTAGTCCCGGGCGCGAAGAAGTGAACCAGTAGCGTGGGTCTCTCCCAGAGTGCTGGGCCGATCGTGTCCGGGCAGTGTGAGGCAGTATGGCGCAAGTCACATTCGTCACTAACACAAAGGGGACGCCAGAGTGGTGTGCGGACTTCCTGTCCCGTGAGCACCTGATGCCGTTTCCTGCGAGGCTGGACCCTTCGCAGTTCGTGGACCAAAACGGGGTCCTCGTAAAGGCGAACGGAGCCGCAGCGCAGGCAGCGACGTCGGTCACGGTGGACGCACTCCTGGCTCCACTCCCCTTAGGGGCGCTATTGCGCTTCCTCCCCGGTGCAGGGAAGCTGGCAGTCCTGACGGCTGCGGCAGCAGAGGGTGCGACCTCCATTACGGTGGAGGCTCTCCCGACTGCCATCGCAGACAACGACGAGGCCAGATACTCCCCGGATAACCGGCGGACGATCCTGGACGGCACTCTGGTCGGTCGCACTACTGCGGAGCGTCTGGCGAACACTCCCTTCGGTGCTGCGGCTGACACGGATGACGAGTTCTACATCGTGGCCTTTACGGTCGACGATGCTCTCGTCAATCCCGACATCGAGCTCGTGAGGCCCGGCACGGTCATCAAGGAAAACTACCTCCCCGACTGGACCACGATCTCAGCCAACGCGAACCTGCTCGCCAAACTGCGAGGGGTGTACCGCTGCATCACGGGGGTGAACTAGAATGGACGTCGCAGGACTCGTCGAACAGATGATTCGCGACGGCCAGTTCCAGGCCGTCGTGAACAACCCCACGGCGCAGTTCGGTCCGCGTGGCAGGACCTACCTGGGAGCAAGCCTGCTTCCAGAGAGACCGGTCCAGGAGAACGCGTACACCGAGCAGGGCATTCGGTACCGGAGCATCGTCGCCAACGACGCCACCAGGTACAGCCCTGTGCAGAAGAAGAGAGGCGTGCTCGTCGGAGCCTTCCACGTCATCCTGGGAGACAGCGACATTGGGTCCGAGTTCACCGCTCGGGAGTACGATGCACTGCTCCGCATCCTCAGGGAGAGTGGGCAGGGGAGACCATCAATGCAAGCGATCCGATCGCTGATTCAGTGGTCGGACGTGACCCTGGGTCGTCCCCTGGTCGAGAAGAACGAGAAGATGCGGTGGGAAGCCATCGTGGACGCTTCCGTTCCTCGCTCAGGAGACGGTGGCTACGTCGAGACCGTGTC